AAACGACAACTAAATGAGGTATATTCATGATTAAAAAATGGTATGATTGGAAAGAAATGCGAAGAGATGTGAACACTCTTTGTAGAGAGATAGTTCTCGCAAAATTCGACCCTGATGTTATAGTAGGTATTTCGAGGGGCGGGCTCTTACCAGGAGTCATGATGAGTCACTGGTTACAAAAACCGTTTAAACCAATTAAAGCAGCATTAAGAGATTTTCCAGAATGGGAAGATTATCTTCCAAGACCTACTGATGAAAGTGTTTTAATTGTAGATGATGTTTGTGATTCTGGTGAAACATTTCATAAGATTAATAGTTATATTACAGGGCCCAGATCAAAACAACCATTAGAAATTCAATGTGATGTTAGATTTGCGGTTCTGTGGTGGAATAATGAGTGTAATTTTGAACCTCATTATTATGCACAGGAATGTGCAAAGGATTCAGAAGATATCTGGATTCATTTTCCTTGGGAGCATTGGTGGAATACTCCTGTTTAACAATTTAACTCGGAAGGAGTTAAGATGAAGAAAATTATTGCCCTAATGGCAGTGGCTGCAATATTTGTAGCATTTAGTATAAGTACCGTTGGTAAGAAATTACCTTCAGTTGGATATGTTCTAGTGGGACCACACACCGATGGTGGATGGTCAATGAGACATCATCAAGGATTTCAATCATTAACAAAACATGGTTATAAAGTTGGAATGGTTGAAATGGTGCCAGAAGCAGAATCAGCAAAAATATTTCTTAAACTTGCACGAAAACATGATATTGTTTTTGGAACATCTTTTGGATATATGGATGGAATGGTAAAAGCTGCAAAGAAAGCACCAGATACGATTTTCATGCACGCTACAGGTTTTAAAGGTAGTGAAAATATGGACAACTATAATTGTCAGTCCTATCAAGCACGATACCTTACAGGTATAGCTGCTGGTATGTTGACCAAAACAAATAAGATTGGAGTAGTTGGTTCACATCCAATTCCTGAAATTATTCGTAACATTAATGCGATTGTACTTGGTGCAAGATCAGTTAATCCAAAAGCAACAGTTAGTATCGTCTGGATAAATTCTTGGTTCGATCCACCTAAAGACATGGAAGCAGCCAAAGCACTTCTTGACGATGGAAATGATATTTTATATACGACAACAGATTCACCTAGTGTAGTTGCACTTGCACAACAAGTGTGGAAACGTGATGGTAAAGAAGTTTGGAGTATGGGTAATGATGCACCTATGGGTGATCACGGCCCAGACCGGTATGTTACTGGTATGATGTTCAATTGGAATGTTTTCTATAAACACATCCTTGATCAACTTGCAGCAGGGAAGCTCAAAATGGGTCAAAGTTGGAGTTGGGGATTACAAAAAAATTGTGTAGGACTATCGCCATGGGGTAAAAATGTGCCAGGTAGTGTAGTGAATAAAGTTGAGACAGTCAAAATGGAATGGATAAATGACAACATGGATGAGTGGTATCCTTTTTCTCAAGGTATTACTAAACAGGATGGAACGAAGATCCCAGCAGGGAAAATCAAACGTCCGGAACTGGAAACCATGCAGTACTTCGTAAAGGGTATTGTCAATAAATTTCCTACACAGTAAGAAATGATTCCGATAATCGATTTCAGAGATGATAATTGTGTAGAAGAAATGCGAAATGCATGTACTACTTGCGGTTTTGCAGTTTTCACTCATGTTTATGATGAATGGTTGTCGGAGTTTGCAGACTGGAAGCACCTCATTGATGAGTTCTTCCTACTACCTCTAGATGCAAAAAAACAATATGCATATAGTGGTGTGAAGGAAAATATTGGTTATAATTGGTTGGAGGAAGAGCGTCTGACTCCAACCAAGCCAGGTGATTTGAAAGAGTCATACAATTGGGTTTCTCCTGACCGTATGCAAGAAGAATATTGGCCTAACGAAATCCCTGAATTCAAACCTCTCGCACAAAAGATAGAACGCATTTCAAGAATGTTGTCCTATCAATTCCTTTACAGATTTGAAAAAGTTTTGAGAATTCCTGCTGGACAATTAGTAGAGAAACATTTAGATGGTTCTGCAACCATGAGAATGATAAAATATCCTGTATATGATGGAGAAATCAAAGAAGGACAATTGAGAGCAAATGAACATACTGATTATGGAACTCAAACATTACTTTGGAGATTTGATGATTGTCCAGGCTTACAGTTATTTGATAATAAAAAAGATGAATGGGCAGATGTACCAATAGTTGAAAATAGTATAGTTCTAAATATAGCAGATATGTTTGCAAGATGGACAAATGATGTATTTAAATCTACTCCACATAGAGTAGTAAATGTGTCAATGGATAGACCACGATACTCAATGCCCTATTTTGTAGATCCCGGTCGAGATGTTATGATCGAAAATCTTATGGGCACACCAGCAAAATATCCACCAATTTCTGCGTATGAATATTTGAAGTGGAGATTATCTCAATCTTATATAGATGATGAATATATAGAAGATGAAGAAGTAAAAAAGGATGGTAAACAATATTTACCAGAACAACAAAAATATAGCAAAGGATAGAAATGAAAAAATTATTTAAAAAATTGAAGAATATGTTCAAGTCCAATAAAGAAGAACCTGAGACATATAAAGAAGAAAAAAATAAAGCGAAAGACAAAGTGAAGGCAGTAGGAAAAAAAGTAAAAGGCTTGAAACCCAAAAAGAAAAAGAAGTAAACTTATTTCACCTCTTCACGGAGGTGAATTAATTGATGCTCATAGAGCTTTTCCAAGTCAGTAAAAATTATGTCACATTCGAAACAGGAAACCCATCCCTCTTCTTCCCAAAAATCTTTACAGTAATATCTAGCCAATTCGTCCAAAATGATTTCTTTTTATTTATGATTTTCAAGTTCTATATATTGTATGAAAAAGAAAGATAGAAAACTCTACGATTCGTGGAAATATAAATCAAGGAACTTTATGGAATTTAATAATCCTGTTTTCCAGACCCTATTAGGTCTTGTCATATTTTATATCGGTTTGAAGATGTTCTCAGGTGGAATGAAATCGATGAGCCATTTAGAACAACTTGAATGGTTTCTAGGAAATCCTTATTGGATGTTCGCAGGAGCAATTGTATGTACTCTTTTGTGGCAATCTTCATCACTTACTACAACTGCTGTAATAGGACTTGTTGCATCTGGTGCATTACCACTACCATCTGCGATTGCAGCAATACTTGGAGCGAATGTGGGAACAACTGGAACGATATGGATAGCAGGAATGTTGGTGAGTGATGGGATGCCCACAGGAATTACGAAACAAGTGGCTCTCGTACACACAGGGGTAAATGCAATTATGGCAATAGGATTGTTGCCGTTTATACAACCAATTGCAAGATTTATATCAAAATTTTAACTTGACAATTCTTTCGGAATTTGTTATACTATAAGTATGAGAAAATAAATAATTACATAACCATAATATGACAGGTGAAATATGATCACAATCAAAGTAAAACGTAACGAAAATATCAATCGAGTATTGAGTAAGTTTAAGGCCGCAGTTATGAGCGAAGGTATCATGAAAACACTCAAAAATAAATCTCATTTTGTTAAACCTTGTATCCGAAAAAGATTAAAGAGCGAAGAAGCAGCAAGACAAAAGAAAAAGGATGAAATGAAACTCATTCGTCAGGCACAAAATGAACAAAACGAATGGTATAGATGACAACAAAGTTGTTGATCTAGATGCATTTCGTAAAGAAAAATATACTCTTAATATTCGTGTAGGTGGTTATTACGCAAACCTAGAAATGGGTGTGTATCTCCATGTTGTCGGTATAACTGAACCGATGCACACAAAAGAAGCAGATCAACACTTCATAGTCGAAGATCATTTCGGAAATATTGTTACTTTTCGTATAGATGATCCCCCACCAGACTTTGTTGTGTCTAATATGAATGAATTTGCTGCTGCAGCAATGGGCATTCCAGATCCAGATGACCCCCAAGTGTCTTAGTTTTATAAATAATTAATGAGGGTTATGGAGGGAATATTCGCAAAGAAGATTCTCTGAATCTTTTGGATATGGCCTCTCCCCTCATTATATTGTCATACCTACCTTAGAAAAAACAAAATTTTGTAATATTAATGTTATCGTTTAAAGAATACCTTATTGAAGCCGCAAAAGAAGGGAAGAACCTTCATTTAGAACATCTTGAAGATGAGGTGTTGAATCATGGAATAGATGGAACACGAGCTGCAATTAACTTTCTTCAATCGTTGCGTGACATGCTTGCAGGAAATGCAAAGAAGAGTGTCAACGTATCTGTCAAGTGGGATGGTGCGCCTGCTATATTTGCAGGAATCAATCCAGAGAACGATAAGTTCTTTGTAGGAACAAAAGGTGTGTTCAATGTAAATCCCAAAGTCAATTATACAGATGCAGACATAGACAAGAATCATTCTGCGGCTGGACTCAATGCAAAGTTAAAGGTTGCACTCAAGTATCTTCCAAAATTAGGAATAACGGATGTCCTTCAAGGAGATATGTTGTTCACAGATGATGACTTCAAAACAGAGACAATTGATGATAAATCCTATATTACCTTCACACCCAATACAATCACATACGCAATTCCAAAAGAGAGTTCCCATAAAATCACGAAAGCGAAAATGGGTATTGTCTGGCATACCACTTACTCAGGAGAGAAACTTGAAGACATGCGGGCATCTTTCGGTGCGAATATAGGGGGATTGACAAAGACAAACGATGTTTGGTTTTCGGATGCAGATTATAAAGATACATCTGGAACGGTGAACTTCAACAAGGCGGAGACAACCAAGTTTACCAATATTCTATCTCTTGCAGGAAAACAATTTCGGAAATTGAACTCATCTTTTCTAAATGGAATATCAAACCAAGCAAAACTTTTGATACTAATCAAAGCATTTACTAATGTGAAGGTCAGAGAAGGACAGAAAATTTCAAATACTGCAAGACATACGGCCGATATGATAAAATATATTGATGATACACTTCAAAAAGATGTAGATAAAGTAAAGACCCAAAAAACAAAAGATACCAAAAAAATATATAAAGACAGAGTTGTAAGTTTCCTTACATCCAACAAGAATCACCTCAAGAATGTATTTGATATGCAAAACCTTTTGGTTGATGCAAAGGATGCCGTGATTCGCAAATTGGAGAAGGCAAAAGGTGCAATGGATACATTCATTCGTACAACCGATGGATATCGTGTAACTGCACCAGAAGGATTTGTCGCAATTGATCAAACAGGAAATGCAGTTAAGTTAGTTGACCGATTAGAGTTCTCAAGAGCCAATTTCAATGCGGCCAAAGATTGGACAAAGTGAGGTCATTCAAAGAATATCTAACGGAAGTTGATAGTGATGAAGTTCGTGATGCGAAAAAAGTTTTTACTGCATTACAAGGAATGTATCCAAAGATTCCAAAGTTTCCATTGGTATTTAAGAATTTACAAACAAGTAAAAATTTGGATAAACGTGGGGGTGGGTATTTAGAAACATCAAAATTGAAAGGTGGTAAATTTATTTTTGTTGACAGGATGGTTATTGATGATTCGGGATTGGGTTCATTTGAACCTGACTATGCAGTAGTTCATGAGTTCGCTCATGCTATCTTAGCAGTTACCAAAGGGGATTTAGGACATAATAAAAAGCATGCTGATTTAACATATAAACTCGCACAAAAATTCGGTTTAGCATGAAAACGTTTAAACAATATGTTGATGAAGCTGTCGGTAAGTTTATGACGGGCGAAGTAGGGATTAAAGGTAAACGTGTAAAGGTAGAGGTAGAAGTTACTGGTGTAGATAATAAACAAAGAATTTATCATGCTAAAGTTCTTGCACCAAAAGAACATTTTGGATTGGAACTTCAAATTCCAGCAAAAGTTATGCATAGAGGAAAATGGATTAAGACCAAAACAGGAAAAGCATTTGAAGAGTATCTAAGTATATTGTTTCCATGAACCCCAACGACAAGAAATGGTATGTAATGGGTCATGTGGGGAACAATAAATGGATGCCAGTTTCTAATGGATTTAAAAACAAATCCCAGGCTCAGAAGTGGGCAAAGAGTCAAGATAAGGTGGACATTGCGGCTCGTGGAGAAATATGACCTCCGGATC